TGCTGGTTCTGATCCTGCAGCAGTATCTGGTCTTGTATCAAATCGAGGTTTTAACGGAGATCCCTACCAGTGCATCATGTATGACGAGTTTATTCCAGAAAAAATCAAGAAACGGATGAACGGAGAGAAAGAAGCTTTTGAGAATGCATATATGACGATAAATTCTGTCCGGGAATTAAAAGGAAGGCCAGCAGTAAAGGCATGGTTATTATCTAATAGTAATAGCATTGAAAGTCCGATTCTGGAAGCTTTTGGACTGGTAAACACGATAACTAGAATGCAGAACCGGGGGCAGGAATTCTGTTTCCTGCCGGATCAGAAGATCTGCATCGTAAACGTGGCACAGTCAACCATTTCAGAAAAACTGTCAGAAACTGCCCTCTTTAAGGCTGTACAGGACACACAGTTTCGAGGAATGGCATTGCACAACGAATTTGCTTATGATGATTTTTCCTGTATAGGTACTGAGCCAATCAATGAATATCGCTTACTTGTGTCAATCGGAAACATGCACATCTATGAACATAAGAATCACGATCTGTATTATGTCACATTGCACAGAAGAGGAACAGGAAAATCTTTTCCGGATAATCTGTCGGGCAGGCACCGTTTTTTGCAAAATTATATCTGGTTGCAAGATAAGGTAATTGCAGAACGTGTGACATTCGAAAACTATGAACTAAAGTTAAAATTGTTTGAATATCTCAAAATAAAAGGCTAGGAAAATTCCTAGCCTTAATATTTTATTATGATCTTAACCAAAAACAGTATCACTTTTAATTGTGAATGGTTCCGTAACGATACCATTTACATAGAATGTATCATATCCTGTACCGTTTGCCGAGCGGATTGCCATCCATAAACTACCATTGTATACTCGTAACGTGCACGGTACTGTTTTATATGATCCATCAGAGGATGTCAGAATCGCCGTTGTTGGCAAGTCAAACTGGAATCCTCCCAGTACAAAGGACGTTTTGAAAGAAAAAAGTTCATAAAAAGTGCCCTCCCCCTTCATTGTAAAATCGGAAGTGCGGTTCATCGAAAATGATCCATAAAAAGCACAGGAATCATTATACTGAGAAGTTTCAATGATCGTAGAACCTGTGAATCCATTTTTAAAGGTTACATTTGTAATTTTAACTCCTCCATGGATGACAGAAGCGTATCCATTTAAGATTGCATTACTGATCGCTTTTGCAATGCACTCTTCTCCCCATGTGTTCGGATGGATTCCATCACTGCCAAACATGGAAGTAGAGTGCAATGCATTTTCGCATCCGCTCAAATACGTAATCCCGTTGTATTCACATCCAGAACAGTAAGAGGCACGAGGAGATATCAGTTCGATTCTTGTATCCAGTTTCGTTGCGTTACCAATAAACCCCACAAAGATCTGTGCATTTGGATATAATGCATTAGCAGTCTTTTTAAAATTGAAAATGGCATTGATCAGGTCTGTTTCGTTTTTATTTATGTCATTAAAACCACCGCAGACGATAATATTTCTTACCTCTTCATTCTTAAAATGATTGCTGGTCTGATTGAGCAGTGTTGCAAAGGTCGTACCATTCGCAAATCCTGCACCTCCAAGACTGTTTGAGAAAAAGTTATCATCGGTTAATCCAAGATAACTTTTAACCAATGCAGGCCATCCAGTCACATTACCATCCGGATTGTAACCTTCTCCGTAACTGTCGCCGATACAGATCGTTTTCCCGTTAAAATCAAAGGTGCGTCTTGATCTGTCTGTATATTTAGATGCAGAAGCAAGCCCGTCTGACACAGCTTTTGAAACAATCCTGTCAATCTCTCCGGAAGTTATCCACTTTTTTACTGTATCGTCAACGATCTTCTGTGCTGTTCCTTTGATGTCAGCCCATTCTTTTGTTACGATATCAGCTGCTTCATCTGCTTTTTTCACATTTTCGATGATCCAGTCAAGGTTCATGTCTGACATATGCGATGAAGGATAATTTCTAAAATTAAACATGTTTACCACTCTCCTCTCAATAAATCTTGCATGAATAAACTAGCAGCATAGCCATAGAACGATTGTTTTCTTAATTTGAGTTCCGACTCAATCATCTGCTGACTGGTCGTTACTCCGATATTACCATGGATCCTGCCCTCGTGAGTCGTAGTTCCGGTTTCCCGGTTACTACTGCTATAGTTGTTCTTCCCGTTTGATGTGTTGGAGCTATCCGACCGTGTTCTGTCCTGCGCCTGATAATCACTAGAATTATAAGCTGATACATCGCTATAAGCATTGGAATTTTCATTCCCTGTCATGGTTGATTCATTATTTCCTGATTCACTCCGTGTGATATCCGGACTGTCTGTCCAGTGTTCCTGCCTGTCATAGTTCTCGATCGGATTATAATCAGCGTTAAGTGCATTCCATGTCTGTCGTAAACTTTCCTGCCATTTATCGCACCATGCCGGGATCGCAGAGTCACGCATGAAATAAAAGTCAGGATACACGACTCCCAACATTCCATAATCAAGGAGCAGCGTATTTGTAAATGTTGTCTTAGGTATCATCATATTTTACCAGTCCAATTAGTGTTAATCTACTCGTCATATGGGATCATCCTCTCTTCCTGTTCAAACTTCCGCATCTTAACCTTAAGATTAAGGTCTGGGAAAAGTGTGTTGGCTACTTTTGCATCTTTCTGCATGGTTTCAATCCATGTTGTCAACCGGGTTACGGACTCGATGTTATTGACGTTCACTTCTGCAACGTTCATCCGTTCTTTCTTTTCTGTATTGGCAGACGGAATGCCAACTTCGGTGTCAAATTCATCAAGAATACGTTCAAATGCGAGCAACAGCTTATCAGCTATAAAATTCTTTGAAACGTCCTGGTTAAACTGTGTCCAGGGTTCTTCCGGGTCTGTTTCGGATCGCTTCCAGCTTTCCGGATTGACTGCTACCGCAGGCTCTCCCCTGCTGATCTTGTCAAATACGACTTTTAATGTCTCTGCACCACCTTTTGTGCGGGATGCAAGGATAAAAGCAACTTTTGAATTAAACAGGCTCATGTCCATTGCTTCTGCTGTCATAGCCAGCTTGTAAGCGTAGTAACTGATGATATCAAAGCATCCGCAGTAATCCGGGCGCATATGGATCAATGCACAGTCTTTTCCGATCCGGTATTCTGACGTGTTTAGGATAAGCGGATTGGTATAGGTTGCATAAGCAGGACGGTAATAAATATCAATCCCAGTAAGTGTTGGATACTGTGCAATCGTACCAAATTTATCGTTTTTAAAAATTCCAAAATATCCGCCCGCGATCAAGCAAAATTTAATAAAGGGGATGTCAATACTATCCTTGCATGTAATGTCTATGACCGAATAGAGACGCTCATAGAGCATTTCTTCAAAAAACCCAGTGAGCTGTGAATTTTTCACAACGATTGAGGGGGTTACCCGGTTCATCCGGACATTGATAGATTCATAGTTTAATGGTAACACATTCTCACTTCCTTTCTATTCAATATAGCAACCAGAATTTAAGTAATTGTTGATTCGCTCGATCTCCGGCTGGTGTGCACTTAAGACATACACACTTGCGTCTGAACACTGTACATATCCGGAGATTGTACTAAGTTTCATCGCAGTATGTCTGTAATAGCCAGATGTTGCATAGTTCACACCCTGCGGAGATCTGGCATGGCAGTAGAGTCTTGGAATCGAGTACTGCCGAAGCAAAGCAACTGAACCGGTACTTCCAAGCGTGTTTACATCCGGCTGGAATCCGGAGAACAGACCTGCTCCGCTTCCTTTTAAAATAGATCCAACTGTATTCATTATTCCGGTAGTAACTCCACCCATCTGTCCGATCTGGTAGGGTACTCCAAACTGACATGACAGCGACTGTATGATCTCTGCACCATTTTTAATCTGACACAGCGCTGTCCCAGTCGTCATATCAACGGTGTACTGGATATCCATCGTATCATTGGTTAATGTCTGCATGCTAAATGGGATCGTTCCAATTCCAGGAAGTGCAAGCCAGTATTCAGAAAAATTCGAATCGTAGTAACCAAAAACATTCTTGTTATAGATTGGATTTGTTACAGCAATCTTAAAGTACATATCAATCGTATCGTTGGGGGCAACTTTCTTTGCGTTAATTCCGGAAGCTGTCCAGAATCCCATTTTAATCGTTGTAACAGCTGTACCGGGATATTTTTTATAGGAGAGCGGTATCCAGATGACGGATGTAATATACTTAAATGGATTAAATACGGACTTGACTGCTTCATCTTGCAATACATCTGTAAAGTTACCAGCATTACAAGTATAGTTAAGCAGTTCCTGTAAAGAACTGTAATCCATCATGTAGTTAACCAAACCATCCGCATTGGTCACACGGACTAAAAATGACCCTGTATCACTCCACCAGTCACTGTTCTGGGCTGATGATACCGCTGTACTCCATTCATAGGTTGGATAGATCAATGGGTCAGTCAGCACCCATTTCTCCGGAGCTTTTGCACATCGTTCAACTTAAAGCTTGCCAGAACGTCAACGTTCAGATCTATCTGACATGTAGTATTGTTTACTGCAGTCACATTCTGGACGAAATAATAACGATGAAAATCTGGAATGTAAGCATAATTGACACTTGTCCAGGCATCCAATCCTGTAATAATGATAGACGGGTTCATGATTGACGTGCTTTCTTTTAATGTGCAATCAAGGGAAGCCACCGGGTTACCCGGTGGCTGCATAGTACTATTTACTTTTTTTGAGATAGAATAGAGATTAACTTCCATGACTTCTCCTTTTAAAGAACGTATGGTTTACCGCATGCATACGTACAGATCCAGCCGGATGGTGTACGCATCCAGGTAGTTCCATTGACGTTCTTGAGTGCTTTACAGGTAACCCGTGTACCTTTGGAATATTTTTTCAAGACTTCGCCGTTCGGCGCATAAGAGCGGACACGTAATCCATCTACCTGTACGGTGTATACTTTTCCGACGGTAAACTCGGAAGAACTAGATCCTACTCCTGCATATCTTAAATGATATGTCCAACCATAGGATGGTGTATAGAAATCACGGATACGGATTTCCCGGCCAGATGAATCTCCTTTTTTATGATCGAAGTCTCCGGATGCAGTTACTACTTTATAGTCTGTAACAGCAATGACTACATGCTTCCCCGGTGTTAGATAGATGTCTCCGGCCTTGCATCTGCCCGATACTTTCTGCCATCCTCTCTTTATAAGCTGACTGTACAGGTTCCTGGTCGTGCTTCCTGGATTCACATCACAACCGCCTGCCCGAAGGCAGTAAGCGGTAAGTGACGAACAATCAAAGTCTGGGTTACCACCACGACGTTCCTGTGAGTATCCATGGCTATTATCGTTTGCAATAGCAATCGCTGTGTTAATCATATTATTTAAGTTCATTTTTTTTGACCTCCAGATGCTCCAGAATCTTTTCCATGACAATGGTGTTGTTCTGGACGGCATTGCTAAGTTTATCGACTTCCTCTTTATGTGTCTGATCTGATTTCCAGTACATGTAAAGTACGATCAGACAGCAGACGATCGGAAAGCCTAATGAACTAATTGCTGTTAAAATTGTTTGTTCCATGTTAATTTCCCCATTCTTCGATAAAAATACCTAGGTGCGTCGATTCTTCGATAGTAGTTGATATATCTATAGAGTCAATCGTACCTGGATATACAAGTTTATTAGTTAGTCCACATTGTGGATACATAATAAAATTTCCTTCTTTATTAATATTAATAGTAAATAAAGTAGTTGTACCTGAACATGAAAAAAAGAAAGTTTTAGGTTTTTTCGTTGGAAATGTAAATGAAACGACCCCGCCTTTTTTTATATCAAAGTCATAATAATTTCTATTATTTGGAAATACCATATTAAGCACCATCCTCCATAACAAAGACAACACCATTGTGCGTATAGTTGTTCCAGTAGTTCTTACGATAATGTACGTATGTGTTGTAGTAGTCTCCTGCTGCATTTACCGGGGTTGTGATTGTCTTTGTAAACTGGTAGTTTACACCGACTGCACGGCGGTCGAAGATACAGCCTAATACGTATGGCAGTTCTACGTTCTTTGTTGCATCTTTGGATTCTCCTGTTTTAAGATCTAAGATGTTTGGTTTGATCTTGATCTGCTCCGGATTCTTGATTGACTGCCAGTAATTTACAAACTCTACGTCCGCAATCTTAAGATACTTTTCATTAAATACTGATGACAATACACTTGTCTGTGCCAGTTTCCAAAAGCTATTGAGCATGATGAACTTCTGATATTCTTTCGGTGTAAAACGTAAGATATCCTGCTCGGTAAAGTTGGCATGGTACAAGGTAGAACGTTCTGTCATGCAATCAGAGAGATTCTGAATGTATGCAACAAACCACGGCACAAAGTCTTTTGCGTTATTTGAACGAAGCTGTAAACTTGTATAAGAAGTTCCATGCTCTGCATTATATAGCTCTGTCAGGTTTACCTTATATAATCCCATTTCTGATATGCCAGCAATGTAGTTGCAGATTGCAAGACGTCTGCCTGCTTCCATTGCCTGCTCAATGTCATTACGGAATTCTGTCATGACGGATACGTAAAACTTACCAAACTCTTCTGCTGATCTTAATGACTGGGATAACTGATCATCCAGTCGTGTGATATGGTTCTGCTCCTTTTTCGTACCATAAAACTTAAGCTGGACAACTTTTGGTTTTTTAATCTTGTACATATCAACACTGTTACCGTCGTTAAACTGAGTAGTTTTCAGATCTGTGTTGGTATCTTCGGATGCTTCCTCATCCTGATGTAACGGTACTGTCTCAAGTGTAATTGCTCCCCAACGTTCGGATGTCTCATCGATGATTTTTACTTTTCCGATGTATGGTGTGTTCGGAAAATAGTTATTCATGAACGTAACTGCCATAGCGTTCATGATGTTTTCCGTACCTGAGCGCAACATTTTCTCGCCTACTGATACAAAACTGGTTGTATCAACGACAGCAATTTCTTTCGTTCCAAACATCTGTGAGTTCATGTCGTTGACAATCTTATAGACATCAACCGGTGTTAATGAGTTCATATTATACCTCCTTGATTAAATTTAAAATAACGTCATTGACGTCATTTTCTTTTGGTGTTGGTGCTGTAGCAGATACAGTATTGTTTGACTGGATTGCTTTTGTAAGGTCGTCCAGACGCTTTGTGATTTCTGATAATTCGCTGCCTGGATCCGGTTTTGGTTCTGTTTTTGGTTCCGGTTTTGGTTCCGGTTTTGATTCCGGTTTTGGCTTTTCTGACTGAGCAAAACCAGCAATCATTTCGGCTGTAAAGCCAGCATTGACTAAAGTCAAGATGTCTTTAATATCCATGTTATCATCTCCTTTTATAAATATAGTTTATATAATAAAATTGAAACCTATAGAAATAGGCAGAGGTTATGGGTAGCCATCCCATGCGCTCCGCTTCTGGCGGTTGGCTTGCGCTCCCTGCCTATAAATATAAAATACAAGTTTCAAGAATAAATGTCAATAATGAAAAATGATTTATCTTGCGTATAATGCTCTGTAATTGCGACATCTATTGCATTTCGTTTATCAATGGATTTAAATACATCATATACAGTTATGTTATGACAATATTTTGAATCCATTATTGCATCAAACGATTTTATACAGGAAAAATAATTATATACTTTTATATATAGATTAATTCTATTTACTACATTGTTACATGTATCTATAAATGCATTATAATCTTTTGTGCTGACAGTTGTAGTTTCATCTACTAAAGAATAACTCTGTATATCCAGACCCTTTTTTATAAGTTTTAAATTATCATAAAAATTTGTCATATTCGTACCTCCTATGCTTTGCTTTATTTGATGATTATATGATAGCAGGATGATATTACTTAATCATCACAAATATATTACAAATTTGTTACAATTATTGAAATAGTTCTGTAATAGTAGTTACCGAGAGGTAATCGAACATGAATCGAACAGAATGTGAACAAATTGTGTCGGAAATGTGAACAAATTGTGAACAGGCATAACTAGC